ATAAGATCTCCGCAGCTTCCAAAGTAGGAACCGACAGCAACCAGGTAGTAGCCGTCTATTGTTGCAATTCCATGATCACTGGCTCGTCCTTTACTGTTCCATATGTCTGCAACCTGTCTTTGTACTGTCTTGCCGTTCCATCTCGAATACCAGTATGGATATATGGTGTAATCCCATGGACAGACTCCCGACTGTTGGAGACCTGAAGGGATTGGTTTTGATGTCCCAGATATCGTCACTCCATTTCCACTTGATGTAGTTGTCACGGGATAATCGACGTAGCAAAAACCATAAACATCCGCTCGTCTGTTTCCGTATTGCTTTCTTGCAGCAATACCACTTCCTCCGCCAGTGTTGCCCTCAATTGATATATAGTCATTTATTCCTGTTCCAGACACACTTTCAACAATTCCTATGTGTCCACTTCCAGACGGGCCATACATAACTAGCGCTCCTACTTTCGGAATTTTCCCGAACTTTCCGCGGGCTTCGTACCATTCCGTAACATCTATACAGCTTGCTGTTTTTCCGCCGCCCATAAACAAATTTCCATGACCAGATTTGTTAAACACCGACCATTGAAAAATACAGCACCATGCAACTCCATTGTACCCGTAGTATTGTGTGGCTTCGTTTGTCGTTCCTGATATGCCAATCCACGCTCTTGCCTGATTTAGTACATCGTCTAATGCATTGCTGGATGTTGTTCCGGTACCAGACGAAGTTGCGGTTTGCTCCGTATCTTCCTCTTGAACATCCATTATGTTCTTAAAAGCCAGTTCCAGTGTTGTTGTGTATACACCATCACTCCACTGATGACTGTCATTTTCTATCCAGAATTTCCCTTTCAGTCCAGTTCTGGAATCTTCTATGATTACGCCTAATCCAGCCACGCATCTGTAATCGCCAATCATGGTTAAATTTGCGGTTTTGTTTATTCCCTGCAATTCTGCTTTTGCTTCTGTTTTTCCATTTCCGCTATCTACTGAAATAGCATTCTGGAATACTCCATACTTTTTGACCCATGTCGAATTACTCACACTTCCAATCTTGTTGTTATTCGAATCATAGATATATACGCGGTTAACCATACTGTCTAGGTCTTCTGTGTATGAGGAATCTGTAATTCTTTCTCCCTGTCGAATATGGAAATTAGGAATAATCTTCCCTTTCTGGATCACTTCCAGCTTATCCCCGTTCATTTGTGCGATATACTTCTTTTTATTCTTTCTGTACGCTTTTGTGTATGCAGCCATAATAATTTCGTAATATGGTCTTTCCTGAAAGAATATCTTTGCAATAGGTATTTTCGTCTTTGAGAGAGTACCGGTTTTTATCTTTGCATCTTTGCAGATCATTTCAGTAATCTTTTCCGGTGTTTTGTTCGTTATTCTATATGTGCCGCTTGATCTTAGTAAATGCATCATGCTATCTGTCGCAGTATACTGTAGTTCGCCAGCTTCAGATTTTCGTTCTCTCTGAGTTACGATACCTATGAACTTTATTTTTTTATTATCCGGATATCCAGGATAAAATGTGATTTTGTCTCCCAGCTTAATATCAAGTGTCTTAACTGCTTTATCATTCGGGCTATAAGCCACATTAAATGCAACTGTTCTGGCAGCTTGTTTTGCGCTTCCAGACCAGGTTACAGATGTGATATATCCCGTTATATTTGCATTTTTCCAATTTAGTCTCATGGTATCACCAGCTTCGTTCCGTTAAAAATCCACCAGCCTTTTACTCCATTCTTCGATGAACTTTTCAGACCATGTTTCTTTGCTACTTTCTCTATTACACTTTTATTTGCATTATAGATTTTATCAGCATAGGATCCTGAACCATAATATTTCTTTGCGATTCCCCAGAGAGTGTCATCGCCCTTTACTGTATGTGTTTTTGTTTTCTTTTTCGAGTCGGTTCTGGTATTTGTCTTTTCCGGTTTCTTTTTTGTTGTCTTAACAGGTTCCAGTACCGCCTTGGCAGGTTTTGTATATTTTGGCGGACGGTAGTCGGTCAGAGTCAGAGAATATTTTATATCTCCACTTCCGTCTTCTTCAGAAAATGTAAAGTTCTGGATGATCACCGGTTTATTTATTTTTGTTTTTGTTATGATAAATTGTAGATTCTTTTCCTGCCAGCCTAATATTTTCGTCACATATTCCCAGGGATTCCTATCTTTTGCATAGTCCGCAAACGGATAGTCCTGTGCAGGAAAAAAGGACTCAAACGTATATGTTTTAAGTCCTTTTTTGCCAAGTATCGTCACATCGCCTCTGGTCTGTACATTTACCATCTGATGTGAGTTTTCCTGGGTTATCTGGAATGCACTGGGGCGGATCGGGAGCTGTATGGAATCCTCCCCACATTTAAGCCAATATTCCATTTTCGCCTCCTTATGCCATCTGCATCATGTTACCGCTTGTCTGTTCAATCTTTCTGACAATTGCTTCAGCTATTTTATCAATGTCCGATTCTTCCCTCACAATAATGCTATCTGCGAGCTTTGCGACCGTAACAGACAAATTTTTCTTTGCTTCCTGTTTTGCCATGCGTATGGATTCATCATGCGGGTACACCCGGCTGCCAGATGGAAGATCAACAATCTCTCCGCCTTTCTCACTTATCTGTACAATTCCGCCTTTCCAGTTGTCTGTACCTTTTGCCAACGTCGGAATTGTCGGAATGTTAAATCCAATGTGCCCTCCGCCTACGACATCTGGAAGCGTTACGCTTATATTGTTTATTGCGCCTATTGCTTTGTTTACAAGATTAATAACCGCATTGATAGGGGTTTTTACAAGTGCCTCTAAGGTTCCGAATATGCTTCCTACAGCCTGCACGATTCCATTCCATGCTTTTTCCCAATCTCCCTGGAATACGCCTGTCAGGAACGTTATGATTCCTTCAAATATGCCAAGTACATTGTCGATAACTTCGCTTACCTGATTAAACCAGGCTACAATAGCTTCTCCTGCCGCCTGCCATACTATTTTGAATACTTCGAGCAAAGTGTCCTTTAAGTATGAGCCAATCTCTTTACATAAATCTATAAATGGCTGTAATTGTGGCTGCACCGTATTCCAGAATTCTACAAATCTCTGTCCGATTTTTTGTATGATTGGCTGAATTTTGTCCCAGTTTGTATAAATAAGTGCCGCTCCTGCTACTATTGCTGCTATCGCAGCTCCTACTGGTCCAGTCAATATTGTTGCAAATCCGGAAAATCCAGATGCGCCCGTGAGTCTTGTTATAAGGCCTCCCACTTTTCCAAAATTTGAAATTACAGTTCCTATTCCTGAAGAAATCTTTCCAAATCCCATAAGTAATGGTCCTGCTGCCGCCGCAACCATTCCAAATTTTACTATTGTTTTTTGCGTGGCAGGCTCCAATTTGTTCCATTTATCTGTGAATTTTTGTATAAAGCTGATGCCTTTTGTAACATATGGAATCAGCTGATTTCCAATGGGTTGAAGAACATCTACCTGTATTGTCCGCCATAGGCCTCCCAGTGCTCCTGATAATGTGTCGTATTTAACATTGACCAGTTCTTCAACAGATTCTCGGTTTTTGTCAATTGCGTCACTGGCGGTTGACATAGAAGTGATAACCTGCGGCCCTAAGTCTTCCCACATCGTTCCAAACAAATTAACTCCAGCCGCACTCTGTGCTACTGGATCATCCATTGATGCAAGCCCCTGAATAACCTGGTTGAATGCATCTCGTGCAGTGTCTCCTCCTGCCCCGAATTTCTTCGCCATCTCATCCGCATTCATCCCAAGCGCTTCAAACCCTTGCTTGGTAGTGTCTGATCCATCAATCGCTCTGATAGAAAATTCTTTTACAGCGTCTCCAATCTTATCGAGATTAAATGCTCCGTTCTCCGCTCCGTTTGCAAATATAGAGAACATATCTTCTGCATCCAAACCAAGTTTTTTAAACTGTACAGAATATTCATTTATGCTGTCTATTAACTCTCCGGAATAATCCATCCCGGACTGTGCCCCCTGCGTAATCAGATTAAATGCTTCCCTTGCAGATACTCCATAATTTTTTATTAAGGTATCTGCTGCCCTGGTACTTTCTGCGATATCGTATCCGAAAGTGTCAGAAAGAGTATAGGCATACTCCGTACATCTTTCTAGGGCGGAATCATCTAAATAAGACATATTCTGATTAACTTTTGCCATGGCATCTGCGACATCGCTGATGGAATCTCCAAAATTATCTTTGTAGATATTATTTATCATGTCCTGATATTTTCCCATCTCTTCTGTTGCAGTTCCTGTTGCGGCGGCAAATTGCTGGTATGCATCCTGAGAATCTGCTGCAAATTTAACTGCTGCTGTTCCAACTGCTGCTAGAGGTGCAGTTACTGATTTTGTCAATGTCTCTCCGGCAGATGTAAACGCTTCGCCGGCATGGTTAAAGACATCAGCAACATTATTGAACCGTTTTTCGAGGTCTCGGGCCCGTGCCGCAACCTGTTTTGACGGGTTGCTAAAGTCATCTATTAATTTTACTACG